ATGGCGAAGGCTGGATCGACCACGACGGCAGCGGTCGGTGTCCGGTGAGTGACCCGACGGTCAGGCTCGACACAAGGGGCGTCGGCGGGTTGGTGCATTTCAATTTTCACGATGCGCCCGCATCACACATAGACTGGCCGAATGCCGCTCGCTGGCGCGTCGCCGAGGTCAATGGGTGGCGAAGGTGGTCTGGCGTTTCACACAACCCGCCGATGCCGCAACAGACCAAAGTCAGAGCGGTGCACCGGGACGGCGCCGTATCCATGAACTGTGAAGTTTGGGCTTTGCATTGGGACCACAAAGGCATGCCCAGCGACATAATCGCGTATCGCGTCGAAAAAGACGGGGACTAGCGCCCCGCCTTCTGACCATTGAGATAGTAGTGGACCAGCCCGCGCGTTATGCCATGACGCCGGGCTATTTCGCTTATAGCGCGCCCCTCGGCACGCTCCTGGATTATCGCTTCGCGGCGTCCCGGCACCGTATTCCCGCCGTGCTTCCCGCGATGGTCTGCGCATGATCCGGCCTGCCGCACCCATCGCACGGCAATCGGCGGGCTGACCCCAAAATGATCAGCGATCTGGGCGGTTGTCATGCCGCCCTCGTGCATCTTTCGGGCACCCGAGGGGTCCGGGCATTCGAGGGGTTTGGGTCCGGTTTTTTTGTATATGATCACGATGCATCCTCCCCATCGGTGCAGGCGATGCCGTTTTTGACGCTCCAAGAAATGTCGCCGTCATAGTCTTTGACCATCTCGACCAAGGCCTCGGTTGCCGGGAGGATCGGAAAGGCGTCGGCAGGGTCGGCGTCGGGGTGCGATGTGCGGAAATCGCTTTCCTCGACAGCGTTTCGCATCGCTGTTTCGGGGTTTGGGCCGATGCCGAAGATCCGATTGTAGTCGTTATCCGTGGCGATGAAATGCTTGATGGTCATGAGGTCGTCTCCTGTGCGTTGATCCGCCTATCCGGCGGGTGGTTGTCATAGATCGCGCCTAGCCGCGAAGTCGGGCGATAATCGTGTTGTTGACGAACGAACGGTCGATGGTTTTGCTCACTTGCTTAAACGAGCGGCCGTCTTCGATGATGGTGCGAACCATATCTCCGAAAATGGAGTTGGCCTCTGCTTCCGCGTCACGCTTGAGGTTGAAGTGGAATTCCCGAACCGTGTCGTGGCTCAGCGCAGCTACGAAGCTATATCCGCCGCCCTTTGCCTTTTCTACGGGCGTGATCATGCTGCGTGCGGTCTCAATTGCGGCCTTGGTCATTTGTCTATCTCCGTGGTTTCTCAGTCTTATGCGTGGGGCTGTTCGATCATATCGAGGTATTTCCCAACCTCAATTTCGAGATATTCGCTCGGACCGACAAGATACCATCCAACCGTGTTGGTGTTCGGCATCTTGCCACGAGCGTGGACTTCGCCGTTCTTTTTGATGACGACGCGCTCGGCGTCAAGATCGTTGATAACGTATTCGCGGATTTCTTTTTGGGTAGCTTTGCGCATTGTTCTGCCTCCTGGTTTGCGTTGCGTTGCCCCTATTTTGTAGCATGGGGCGGCGATGGGTGTCAATATAAAAATTTAGGTTTGTTCATTTAATGGGGTAGGGTTCGGATTGACGGATCATCGAGCGCGTGGCACGATAGCGCATGATCAATCAAAGGAGGCGGCTATGTATCGAAAAGGCGGAAAAGGCAAAGGCAAGGGCGGCAAGTGAGGACAATCATCCTCGCATCAGCACTGGCGCTGGTATCAAGCGGGGCCGTCGCCCAGGATTGGGAACGGCTTTCGCTCACGTATATCAGCGGATTCCTGCACGGCGCCGACATGGCCGAGTTTGCGGCGGAGATACAGGGGGCTGAGCGCGTCTTGTGCTTGCCCAATGACCAGTCGCTTGCCATTGACGCCATCATCCACGCCATCCAGACCGACGACGACTTGTCCGGCATGCAGATGGCCGACGCAGTGACCATCGCCACCTACAGGGTGTGGGCATGCAACAATCGGTGACTTACCGGCACATCACCAACCTGCAAACGCCGATCGACCGCATCGACACCGGCTTTCTCATGACGCTGGGAGATTATAAGGTCGGGCGCCCGGTGGTCGAGAGGCCCGAGATTGCCGCTCCCTTGCAGCCGACGCCTTACGATAGGCTTGTGGCACAGGGGATTGTTGGCATATATACAACCGAGGAAGCCCTTAATCAGCCCAAGGTAGTCGCGCTCACGAAATGGGGTGGTGGCACTAGGCTGGGGCCCGAGTTCAAGTCAGAGGATGCGGACTATGCCGGGCGGTAGACCTACCGACTACACAGACGACCTTGGGGCAGCGATCCTGGAACGCATGGAGTCCGGCCTTTCGCTCGCAGCAAGCGCCGCCGACCTCAACATCCACCGCCAAAGGGTGTATGAGTGGGCAGAAAGACACCCTGAATTTGCGGACACTGTAAAGCTCGCTCAGGCGAAAAGGCAGCTTTTCCTAGAGCGCAGGCTTCTCAAAGCGGACGCTGGGCCGGTGGTTACGTCCACCATTTTCGCGCTCAAGAATGCAGGGCCGGAGGATTGGCGAGAGCGCACCGAAAACCATCACAGCGGCTCGGTCGAAGTGACGACCAAGGAACAGCGAGATGCAGCCGTTGCAGCCGCTACACGCGCCGACTCCTAGCCCCGAAGATTTCGCCTTTTCCCGACTTATAGCCTACGCCGCTTATCAATGGCCGCAGTATGCCGACGCACCGCATCACAGGCTAATCGCCCGCAAGCTTGAACAGGTTGAACGCGGCGAAATCACCCGCCTTATGATCAACATGCCGCCACGCCATGGCAAGTCCATGCTGGCAAGCGAGTTCTTTCCGGCTTGGTATCTCGGGCGCAATCCAGATCATTATGTGATTGCCGCGACCTATGCGCAGGATCTGGCCGATGACTTTGGCCGCAAGGTGCGCAACCAGATCGTGGACACGACGTTTCAGGCGGTGTTCCCCGGTGTCTCGCTCAAGAAAGACAGCACGTCCAGCAAGCGGTTCCATGTCGAAAAGCCATTGGACAGCTTTTCAACGGGCCAGCACGGCGCTTATTTTGCCGTTGGCGTAGGTGGGCCGCTGACAGGCCGTGGCGCGCATCTGTTGCTGATAGATGATCCGGTCAAGAACCGCGAGGATGCAGACAGCGAGACCATCCGCGAAAAGATCAAGGGATGGTACACGTCGAGCGCATACACCCGACTCATGCCGGGCGGGCGGATAATTATAATACAAACTCGCTGGCACGAAGACGATCTGTCCGGGTGGCTCCTGGAAGAACACGCCGACGAGGGGTGGGACATACTTACCCTGCCAGCCATCAACGATCAGGACCAGGCGTTGTGGCCCGAGCAATACCCCGCCACGGCGCTATCACGTATCCGGCAGATGGTCGGACCGCGTGACTGGTCGGCTCTGTATCAGCAACGCCCGGCGCCTGAGGAAGGCAACTTCTTCCTTCGCGATTGGTTCCGCACTTACGAAACGCGCCCGCAGCATCTCAAGATATACGGCGCTTCCGATTTCGCCACGAAGGACAGCGAGGGCGACTTCACCGTGCATGGCGTGTTCGGCATCGATCCGGATGACAACGTGTATGTGCTGGACTGGTGGCGCAAACAGACCGCATCCGATGTGTGGGTCGAGACGCTTATTGACCTGTTCGAGCAATGGGAGCCGACGTGGTGGGCCATGGAACAGGGGCAAATCAATATGTCGATCGGCCCGTTCCTGAAAAAGCGTATGCGTGAGCGCAGGATTTACGCGCCGCTATGGCCGTTTTCGAGCACGACCGACAAGCAATCCCGAGCGCAGTCGATTCGCGCCCGCATGGCGATGGGGAAGGTCTATTTCCCGCGCACCGAATGGGCCGTGACGTTGCAGAGCGAACTGCTGTCCTTCCCGACGGCAAAGAACGATGATCAGGTGGATGCTATGTCCCTGCTTGGCCGCATGCTCAACACCATGTCTGCCGGGAAGCAACCACAGCCCGACGAAGGCGACCCCTTCACGCCAGAGAAGTTCGCGCCTACCATCGACCAGATGATACAGCAGCGCAAACGGAAGCGGCTCGGCAAATAGCGCATGACTTGCCAAAACCGATAAACGCGCATAGTATCGCGGAAGTCCACGCGCGAGGCTTTTATGGCGACAGGCAACGACAGCACCGTTCGCTACGCATACCGGACGACAGACGGGGCTTTCTTCGCGACGCCGTTCCGTGGCCGCATCCGTGGGATATTTATCACGCCAAGCACAAGCAACGGCAGCGTGGAATTGCGCGAGACGGATATTGGTGGTGACGTTCTTTGCCGGTTCGACACGGCAGGCGGCAACAGGGCAATTTCAGGCCCGATGTTCCCCGGCTACGGCATAGCCTTCCGCCATAACGTTACATGGACGCGACCAAGGTTGCCTTTGTAGGAATATTTTACAGTGAGGACAGGTATTGATCGATTTTTCGAGCGGATCGCTGAGCGACCAATCCGGCACGCTCGACAAGCCGGAAGACGCTGGCAGGGGTGGCGAGGGCGTTGTCGCCCGATGGCTGATGGAAATCGACGCAGCCCGAAAACACGAAAAGGACTGGCGTGAGCGGGCCAGGGCTGCCATCGAGCGTTATCGCCAGGACGACGGCGACGGTAAGCAGCGGTTCAACATCCTTTGGTCTAATACCGAGGTCATGCGGCCCGCGCTGTACAATTCCACGCCGCAACCCGACGTTCGCCGCCGGTTCCGCGATGCCGATCCCGATGGCAAGCAGGCCGCACAGGTGATGGAGCGCGCGCTTGTGTCGTCGCTGGAGCGTTCAGACTTCGACCAAACCATGGCGCTGGCCGTGCTTGATCTTCTGTTGCCGGGCCGCGCCGTCGTGCGTGAGCGGTATGAGCCTGAAGTCGTCACAATCAGACCAGAGCCGCGCATGCCCGACCCTGTTGGCGTGGATCCATTTGGCCAGCCAGTCCACGATGACGCTGACACCGACGACCAGGGCATGCCGGTCGAGTATACGCCCGAGCCATACGACGAGATACAGACGCAAAAGACGCGCTCCGAACTGGTCGATTGGGACGACTTCGCGCATGGTCCGGGCGGTCGTTGGGATCAAGTAGAATGGATCGCCTTTCGTCATCGCCTGACCCGCGAGCAGCTTCAGGAGCATTTTGGACGCCGAGCCAGCAAGATCGAACTCGACTATTCCGAGGCCCCGAACGACAACCAGAATGAAGCGCCGGACGTTTTCCGCCGCGCCATCATCTGGGAAATCTGGCACAAGCCTTCCAAGAAAGTGATCTGGATCGCGCCCTCAAGCAAAGAGGGCCCGGTTCGCACAGACGACGATCCACTCGAATTGATGGGCTTCTTTCCGACGCCCCGTCCTATGTATGCGCTCGAAAGCAGCGACACACTGGTGCCGGTCGAACTGTTCAGGCTGTACAAGGATCAGGCCGACGAGCTTGACCGCATCACGCAGCGCATCAACAGGCTGATCGAGCAAGTCAAGGTGCGGGGCGTCTATGATGCCACCATGAAAGTGTTGGACCGGCTGAGTTATGCCGACGATGGCGACATGCTGCAGGCTGATGATGGCGCGTTGGCGCTCATGCAGGCGGGCGGATCGTTTGAAAACGCCATCTGGATGATGCCGATCGAGCCGATTGCCCGCGTGCTGGGCGTTCTTTATCAGCAGCGCCAAGCGATCGTTCAGACGATCTACGAAATCACGGGTCTGTCCGACATTCTGCGCGGCCAGACCAACCCGAACGAGACGGCCAGCGCACAGCAATTGAAGGCTCAGACCGGCTCCCGGCGCCTGCAGCGTATGCAACGCGAGGTCCAGCGGTATGCCCGCGACCTGATGCGCATCAAGGCAGAAATCATCTCAGAGCAATTCGAGCCGGAATTCATCAGCGAGATGGCGCAGATGGAGGCCACACCCGAAGTGATGGCGATCCTGCGCAACGACCTCTCGCGCCTGTTCCGCATCGACATCGAGACCGACAGCACGATCGCCGCAGACGAAGCCGAGGACAAACAGCAGTTCATGGAGTTGCTATCCGGTGTGGGTCAGTATCTCAATACCGTTGCGCCTTTGGTTCAGACTGGCGCTATCCCCCAGGAAGCCGCCACCACTTTGCTGGCATCCGTGCTTCGTCACTTCCGCCTGGGCCGAAAGGTCGAGGACGCGCTGGAAATGGCCGAAGAAGCAGCGCCCCAAGGCCAGCAAGAGGGCGGCGGCCAGCCCTCCGATCCGGCCGCCGAACAGCAGGCACAGGCTATGCAGGCTGAGATGCAAATGAAGCAGGCCGAAATGCAGGCCGAGCAACAGCGCAAGGACGCGGAAAGTCAAGCCGAGATCGCCCGGCGCGATCGTGAGGTTGAGTCCGAAATCCAGCGCAAGCAAATGGAAATGCAGGCCCGTCTTGAGATTGAGCGTGAAAAGGTGCGCGGCCAGATGCAGGTACAGGCAATGAAAGCGAGGCAGACCAATGCAAGCAACGATGCAGCCTGATATGACGAGCATTCGAAAGACCTATCAGGGCCGTCCGTGCATTACGATGATGGATTTTCGCGAGAAACTAACGGACGAATGGCGTAGGTGGGTTGCCGACAACTGTAAGAAGGCCATAGACGCCGACGTATTTTTGCTTCCGTGGCCCGAAGGCCGAGGCCCTGTTAGCCACGTTGACGGCAACGGCACCGTTCACGTTTCGAGACACGATGCGGAAAATACTGCGCTGCGAGCCATGGCCGACAGCGGCGAATACGGTTTCAGGGGTGACGATGATCCGGCTTAGATGGACGCCCGATGGCATGATGGACGTGCGTACCGGCGCCATTTCTCCATTTGAAACGCGTGAATTGCCACCCGGCTTTGGCCGTGGTATATGTGTTATGCGCGATTATGAAGCGTATGACTGCCCTATTACCGGCAAGATGATCGAAGGCCGTCACGCGCATGAGGAAAATCTCAAACAGCACGGCGTTCGTGTGATTGAGAAGGGCGAGAAGGAGGAGGCGATCCGTAACAGGCGCGACCGGGATAAACAGACCGAGGCCGCGATAACCGAAACGATCGTCAACACCGCAAACAGCATGGGGCTTACGGACTGATGTCTGACACCGATACCACGCAAGCCGAAGCGCCGGCGGCACCGGCGGACGCATGGGCGGCCATTGAGGCGTCCATGGGTGAGGTTTACGACAAGAGTTCCGGCGAGGAAGATAAGCCCGCAGATGATACCGCCCCAGCGGCGCCCGAGGATGGCGACGGCGGCGAGACGAAATCCGCAGAGCCGCAGGGCAACGAAGACCCTGACGGCGAAGCAGAGGAAGAGGCCGACAAGGGCAGCGACAAGGGCGAGGGTGCCGACGAGCCGTCTCTCTCCCCGCCCGAACGCTGGTCGGCCGCTGACAAGGAGGCTTTCACCGCGCTCCCTCGTGAAGCACAGGATCTTGTGCTGAAACGCGAGCGTGATGTGCAAAAGCATCTTTCGCAGCAGTCCCAGACACTCAAGCAGGAACGCGATCAGCTTGGCGCGGTCGCCAGAGAGTTGGAGCAACGAAAGCAGGCATTTGCCACGCAGGGCATGACGCCCGATCAGGCAGTGACGCAGCTATTCGCGCTCTCCGACTACGCGGCGCAGAAACCCGAGGAGTTCATCCAGTGGTTTGCCAAACAGCGCGGGATTGAGCTTGGGAAGCAAACTGCCGCAACCGACGACGGTTACGGCGACCCACAGATTAAGGCCTTGCAGGACAAGATCGACCGTCTTGAGCAGGGGATATCACAGACAGAGCAACAGCGCAGGCAGGAAGCCGAACGCCAGCAGCAGATGACAGCACAGCAGCGTCGGCAGTCCACGCAACAGGCCTTGGAGGAATTCGCGAGCGACACGAAAGCCGCTCCGTATTTCCACGAGATCCAGAGCGACATTGCGACCATCCTGCCGGGCATCCGCCAGCAGAATCCCGACGCCGGGCCGAAGGAATGGCTGAAAATGGCTTACGAAAAAGCCGTTTGGGCCAACCCCAACACCCGAGCCAAGGAGATGAAGCGGGCACAGGAAGCGGATCGTCGCGCCAGCCAGAAGACGGCCCAGAAGGCGAAGGGTCAGGCAGGCACGAACATCCGCAGCGGCGGCACTGTGAAGGGCGGCGACAGCACGCCCGGCTCTATCGATGAAACCCTTGAAGCGACGTACGACCGCCTGAAGGCCGGTTAACGAGGTAAAACGAGATGGCAACTCCCAGCCAGATTTTTACGGAGATGGTCAGCACGACCCTTCGCGAGCACAAGAAGTACCTTGTGGACAATGTTACGAACAACAACGCATTGTTGCAGAGGCTTCAATCGCGCGGAAAGATCACTCGAGTCGACGGCGGCTATGAGATCGCTTGCCCGCTGGAATACGCCGAGAACGCGACCTATCAGCGTTACAGCGGCTATCAGATCCTGAACATCCAGGCGTCGGACGTGATCACGTCGGCGATGTTCCCGTGGCGGCAGGCGGCGGTACACGTCACGGCGTCCGGCCTCGAATTGCGTCAGAACAGCGGCAAGAACCAGATCATCAATCTGGTGCGTTCCCGCATGAAGAACGCGATGAACACGGCCGCGAACCAGATGTCCGGGGACGTGTATTCGGATGGCTTGCTCGCCAACCAGATCAACGGTTTGCAGGTGTTGGTTGCTGACAACGGCCAAGGAACGGTCGGCGGCATCAACTCGGGCACGTGGGAGTTCTGGCGCAACAACGTTCAGGATGCCAACGCCCCGCTTCAGGGCGGCAGCTCGATCACGCCGTCTGCCTCGACCATCCAGAGCCTTATGCTTCCGCTCTGGCTGGAATGCTCGCGCGGCAACGACACGCCGGACCTCATTCCGACGAGCAACGACTACTTCACGTTCTACGAAGAGTCGCTGACCGATCTGAAACGATACGGCACGAACGACACTGCCAACGGTGGCTTTGTCAGCTTGAAGTACAAGAATGCCGACGTGGTATTCGACGGCGGCGACCGGCATGGTTCGGGCATCCCGGACAGCCACATGTACTTCCTGAATACCGACTACATCGGGCTGACCGTGCACCGCGACGCCGATTGGGATGAGGTCGGCGACCAGCGTTCTGTCAACCAGGACGCGGTTGTCATGCCGCTGATCTGGCAGGGCAACATGACGGTATCCAACCGCTCGCTGCAAGGCGTGCTGTTGGACAACGGCTAATCGGAGGGTAGCGAAATGGCATTCATTCATGGTGTGATCGGCGCAATGGCCGACACGTCGCGGACCCTCGGATCAGGTGATATCGAGGGTTACGCTTTCGGGCTTGGGGACATTGCGTGGGGGTCTGACGGCTCCGCATGGGTCTTCTGCCAAGCAGACGGCGCAATTACCGGCGCCGGGTATGTCGTCCTGATTGACGAGGATTGGCAGGCCGACATGATCGATACGACCAACTCCGCCACAGCCTTCGGGCAGATGGTTGGCGTTGCGGCTACGAACTTTGCCGACGATGATTATGGCTGGATTCAGATTTTTGGCGTGGCCGATGAAATCCGAGTAGCGGCCAGTGCGGCGGCAAATGTGGCGCTCAACACCACGGCGACGGGAGGTCAGATTGACGACGACGCCACGACCGGCGCCGAGGTGATTGACGGCATCATTCTGACCACGGCACGCGGCGGCACGGCGGGCACAGCGCCCGGCTTGATCACGTGGCCGACAGTCGGCGCGACACTCTAACCACCAACAGGGCGGGGTTTCACGGCCCCGCCCAACTACCATCAGGAGATACAATGTCAGTTCTGGCAGCCGAGCAACGCCCATCCCCGGCATATGTCGTCTTTGATCGGCGGGCGGTCGAGGATCGCGAGAAGTCGCAGGCTGAAGGCCATGTCGTTTACAAAGACGTGGATTATGTGACGGCCACGGCCCTTGGCGGCGGCACGTCGATTGAAAAGCCCGTCGATAAGTTCTTGCGGGAAAAGGCGCGAGACCAGTTCGCGGATTACTACCGAGAGCAATACGAACGCTGGACCAAGGGACAAGACGAGGAGGTCGACGGCACGCCACTCAAGATGTGGCCGCCGATTGGTCCGGCTCAGTTGCAGCGCCTCATCTCTATGAATGTGCGATCAGTTGAGGATCTGGCGTCGGCGCCGGAGGACGTGCTGTCTCGTCTCGGGCAGGGTGCGCGCAGCTTGCAGAATCAGGCCATCACGTGGCTCAACAGCGCCAACGACCACGGCAAGGTTGCGGCTCAGGTGGCCGAACTGAAGCGCGACAACGACGATTTGCGCGAGCAGCTTCGGCAAGCATCGAAAAAGATAAGTGCGCTTAACGCTAAAGTGGGCGACGATGATGAGGCCAAGAAGCGCGGAAGGCCGCGCAAGACGCCCGCAGAGGAATAACCAATGACCCTGTTGACCATCTGCCAGAACGTCGCGCCCCTGCTCGGTATCCCGGAGCCGCAGTCTGTGGCCGGAAACCTAGATTTGCAGGTGACGCAGCTTCGCGCGTTGGTCAACACGGAAGGTCGTGTTCTGGCCCGGCGGCACCAGTGGGAAGCCTTGGTGCAAGAGGCGTCTTTCCAGACGGTCGCGGCCATCGAGCAAGGCGCCATGGCGACGATCGCGCCCGGCTTTCAGTCGCTGATCAACGACACCATGTGGGACCGGGATTTTCAGAACCTGATCGCCGGGCCTCTGAATGCGCAGACGTGGCAGGCATACCGCTCAACACTGGCGGCTGGGCCATACTACGATTTCCGCATCCGTGGCGGGCAACTCCTGTTCTACCCGGAGCCGACAGCCGGTGATGACGTGTTTTTCGAATACCGTACCGAGAATTGGTGCGAATCCGAGGGCGGCACCGGCAAGCCGACAATGACGGTTGATACCGATGTTGGGCGGCTAGATGAATGGCTGATTGAATTGGGCGTGCGTTGGCGGTTCCTGGAACAAAAGGGCTTGGATTATGCCGAGCCGTTCCGGACCTACGAGAAGGAAGTGAACAACGCGATGGCGAAGGATGGCGGATCGCGGAAGCTGAATCTTGCCAGCGGATCGCTAAACGATTGGCTCGGACATCCGCGCGCGCCTGATGGATCGTGGGGCCTGCCCGGTGCTTAACCAGCCGTTACGCAACCGCAACCGGGCAAGACCGGTATCGAGGCCGCAATCGACGCCAGCGCCTTATGGTGGCTGGAATGCCCGCGACAGCGTGGCCGATATGCCGGAGTCCGATGCCGTCATTCTCGACAATTGGTTTCCGTCTGAGAGCCGCATCAGCCTGCGCAAAGGCTTTGCCGAACACGCGACAGGCCTGCCGGGCCATGTCGAGACGCTGATGTCGTACAATCCGGACGGCGCGAACCTGGAGATGTGGGCGGTCTCGGACGGCAGCATTTACGAGACGACAGCCAGCGGCGATGTCGGTGCGGCAGCGGTGACCGGACTGTCCAACAGCAGATGGCAATACGCCAACTTCGGCACGTCGGGCGGCCAATTCATCGTCGCTGTGAACGGCGAAGACGACCTTCTTCTCTATGATGGCGCGTCGTGGGAGCCAATCAACAGCGGCTCCACGCCTGCGATCACGGGCGTTGACACGGCCAATCTGATCAATCTATGCACCTTCAAACGCCGATTGTTTTTCGTGCAGCGCAATACGTTGTCGTTCTGGTTCCTGCCTGTCGACAGCATCGGCGGCGCGGCTTCCGAATTCGACCTTGCGCCCCTCTGCCGACGTGGCGGCGAACTGATTGCCTGCGAGACATGGACCAGGGACGGTGGCGACGGTCTGTCCGATCTTGCCGTGTTTTACACCTCTGAAGGTGAGGTGTTGATTTATCAGGGCATCAACCCGGCGAGTGCGTCCGAGTGGTCCCTGGTCGGCGTTTTCCAAATCGGGCGACCAATCGGCTATCGCTGTCTGAGCCGCCTCGGCACCGAATTGTTCGTGATGTCGGAAGACGGCTTCCAGCCTATCAGCCGAGCATTGCAAAGCGCCCGCACTAACCGTCGCGCTGTACTGTCGGATAAGATCAGGACGGCTGTCCGGTCCAGCGTCGAGGCGGCGCGCAATAATTTCGGATGGGAAATGTGCGTCTACCCCAAAGGGGGCTGGGTCGTATTTAACATCCCGTTGCAGGAAAATCAGCTATCCCACCAATACGTGGCGAATACGACGACCGGAGCGTGGTGCCGGTTTATCGGGATGAACGCCAACACTTGGTTGAATTTCAACGGCGACCTCTTCTTCGGCGGCGACGGCGTGGTGTATCAGGCCGACACAGGCACGACGGACAACGGCGCGAACATCGAGACGGATGTCTTGCAGGCCTATACCTATCTCGGCTCGCCGGGCTGGACCAAGGATTTCGCGATGATACGGCCCATCCTGACCGTCGATGGCGACGTGCAGGTGGCGCTCACGGTCAATATAAACTTCGAGGAGATGGCCCCGCGCTCAACGCCGGATTTTGCGATTGACGGCGAGGCGGTGTGGGATGTGGCCGAGTGGAATGAGACATTCTGGACAGTCGGGCCCTCCCTCACAGCGCAATGGGTATCGGTCGGTCGCAAAGGCTTTGCCGGGGGCGTCCGCATGAAGACGGCGACGCAGAACATCAACATGTCATGGTCGGCCACTCAGTGGATCGCACAGCGCGGGCAGGGGATGCTATGACGCCTTTGTACGGATACGATGCCCAGGTAGCGGATTTTGTGTCGTGGCGGATCTTCGGTCGGCCCGGCGCTTTCCGCGACTATGCGGCAATCGGCTTCCTTGAGCATGGCCGCCTGAAGGCCGGAACTGTATTTCACAACCACTATCCAGAATGCGGTATCATTGAGATGTCCTCGGCGTCGGAATCGGCCCGCTGGTTGGATCGGCCAACACTGCGCGCCATTTTTGTATACCCCTTTGCCGATCTTGGCTGTCAAACTGTCGTGATGCGGGTCAGCGAGCGCAACGAGCGCATGTGTGGCATTGCCCGGCGTTTTGGGTTTGCCGAGACACGCATACCCCGTCTTCGTGGACGTGATGAGGACGAAATGATATACACGCTTACTGATGACGTGTTTTTCGCCAAATGGGCGGGCGCGTTGGGATTGAAGGGTATGAGCAATGGGCAAGTCTTCCCCGTCACCGCCGACACCGCCTGATCCGACCAAGACGGCGCAGGCCCAAGGCCAGATGAACAAAGAGACGGCCATTGCTCAGCAGCAGCTGAACATGGTCGACCAGTACGCGCCTTGGGGGTCGATGACCTATTCCCAGATTGCCGGTCCGGGCATGGGTGGCGGTGGCGGTGGCAGTGCAAGGCCGCAGCCTTCGGGGCCGAGCGCATCCAACGCAGGAAAGGCGCCGTCGCAATCTTCCGGTCTCTCTATGGACGAGCGCGCGCATTTGCGTAATTTGGGCTTTGACGCCGGGTCAGGGTCGGGGGGGCTGCCGAACAGCCTTTCGCCGGAAATGATGCAGGAGATTACGCGATACCGAGCGGGGCAGCAGGGGGGTGGCAACCAAGGCGCGAATTTCATTGACCGTGGTGGTGCGTCCGGATCCGGTGGTTATGCTGGCGGCGACGTGCCGCGCTATGCCCAGACCATCAATCTCTCGCCTGAGCAGCAGCGCCTATACGACCTGCAAACACAGCTTGGCATAGACACGTCGCGGCTTGCCGTGGACCAGACGGGCCGTATTGAGCAGGCGCTTTCTCAGCCGTTCTCGCTCGACGGCCTCCCGTCCGTGCGCAATCCCAACGAATGGGGTATCGATGATTTCAGCGAGGACCGACAGCAGGTGGCCGACACGCTGTATGGCATGTCAGAGCGTCGCCTTGACCCGCAGTTCCAGCAAGAGCGCGAGCGCATGGAAACGCAGCTTGCCAACATGGGGATCACGCGTGGGACCGAGGCATTTAATCGCGAAATGGACCGGTACATGCGCGGGCGCACGGATGCTTACGGCGATGCGCGCGATCGGTCCATCTTGGCGGGCGGTCAGGAGCAATCGCGCCTTATGGGCGAGCGCGGCAATCTCTATGGCCTTGAGCAGAACGCCCGCGAACGTGCTATCCAGGAACTGATGCTTCAGCGCTCTCAGCCGATCAATGAGGCCGCCGCGCTTCTCGGGACCGGGCCGGGGCTGATGACGCCACAATTCACGCAGCCGCCGCAGTCGGGTATCCAGGCCCCCGACTATCAGGGCGCTGTTGCCAACCAGTACGCCGGGCAAATGGCAAACTATCAGCAGCAATTGCAGCAACAAAACGCGGCAATGGGCGGCCTGTTTGGCCTCGGCGGCTCTGTCCTTAGTGCCGGACTTAGGCCGGGAGGGTTCCTGCTATGATGGCACCGCGACAGCGTACGTCGAGAATGCAGATCAGCCCTCAGCTACAGCAGGCCCTTGCTATGCAGGAGCGCGGCACGTCTTACGCGCCCGTCCAGCACCCATTGCAGGGACTTGCGCGCGCTGCTCAGGCTGGCTTGGGCGCGTATCAGGAACACAATATCTACAGCCAGGCCGAGGAAGAGGAAGCGCAGCGCCGTGAGGCGTTGGTTCAGCTTCTGGGCGGCGGTGGGGGCGATATGGGGCAGCCACAGCCTGGGCCGGAAATGATGCAGCCGCAACCGTCTGCGATGCAGCAGGTTCCGCAGCAGCAAGGAGGCGTGAGCCCGGACCTTATCCAGCGCGTGATCCAGCAAGAGAGCGGCGGCGACCCGAACGCAGTCAGTCCAGTGGGTGCAACCGGCCTCATGCAGATCATGCCTGCGACGGCCAGAGATCCCGGCTATGGCGTGCCGAGCATCTTTGAGATTGCCGGGCAAATGGGTCGCCAGGCGCAGGGGCAGGACGACGCGGTTTTGCAGCAGTTGCTTCGCGACCCAGCCGTTAATCAGGCGTTTGGCGAGCAGTATCTAGAAGCGATGATCAACCAGCACGGCGGGGATGAGGCGCAGGCTTTGGCCGCTTACAATGCCGGGCCGGGCGCGGTCCAGCAGTATGGCGGCATTCCGCCTTACGAAGAGACGCAAAATTACGTCCGGGCTATCCAGGGTGCGGGTGGCAGTCAGGCCCAGCCAGCACCCCAGCAGCCTATGCAGCAACAGCCCGCAGGCCGTGGCGTTCAGCAGCCGGACCCGAGGCAGCAGATCTTAGCCGCGCTTGAGGGCGGCTTGATCACGTCCGATCAGGCCTCCCAAATGGCGCTTGAGATGGCGCTTAATCCGCCTGAATCTCCCGGCCAGCAATTGCCGCAGACCCAAGGGCTGCCGCAGGGGTATATGTGGGGCGAAGGTGGTCAGGCTGTTCCGATACCGGGCCTACCCCAAGGTGGAGAGGGTCGAATGAGCCGGTCGGATCTGGTCGAGGTTCAGACCGAAGACGGACAAACGATCTATCTTCCCGCCGATCAGGCTGTCGGGAGATCGGTGCCGGGGGGTGAGGACGTTACTGATCGCCAGCGCAAGACACAGGAAATCTTGGCTGCCAACCCCGGCATGGACGAAAATACAGCGTCCAACATCGCAACGGGCGTTATCAGAACCGAGCGCGATCCTTTCTCGGGCCGGTCGTTCGTGCACAATCTGGCGACAGGCGAAAGCACGCCCATGACATCGCCAGGGGCTGGCCGTGACGTCCCGGAGATGGAGGTCGAAAACCCTGTGCTTGGCGATGTGTCGCAATACGGCGGCGGCGGCGCGCTGTCAGAGGCGGCGCAACGAGCAACGTTCGGCCTTTTTGACGCCGGGCCAAATGTCAACGAACGCAGGCAGGCTTACAGGCTTGTGCGTGAAGAGGTGCTTAATGCCTACTCCCGTTCGGGCAGGCCGTCGAACTTCGCACAACAGCGCATTGAGGAGTTATTGCCGTCAAATGGCGTATTCGAGTCGCCATCACGGGCCTACGACCAGTTGCGCACGCTTCACCAGACCATGAGTAGCGAATACGAGCAGCAGATGGAAATCTATAACGACGAAAGCATGCCCGCAGAAATGCGCCGCGATGCTTTCTCGTCGGCCATGTCGGCCAGCCGAGCGATGCAGTTGATCGGCGACCCCGGACAATTTCCGCGCCCCGGCAGCGAAGGCGAACGCCCGCAGCCCGAAGCCCCCAGCGCGGCGGCGCCCGTCGAACAGCCGACTGAGGAAATGATACGCGCGCTTACGGAAGATACGGTGCAACAGCCTGCCGCACAGCCGCAGGGACGTGAGGTTACGCCACCTGCACCCGGCAGCAGTCAGGGCATGTCGCGTCAGCAGCTTATGGAGCGCGGCCAACAGCAGTTGCGGGAGGCCACGCCGCAGCCTGAGGCGCAGCCAGAAGTCGTATTCGACCGCAATGCCACAGTGGATCAGATCCGCCAAGCCAATCGTACGCAGTTGACCGACATGCCATCAAGCGAACTGAATGAGATGAATGGCGATCAAATCCGCGCAATCAACGACCGCCTTGAAGAGTTGGGGTACTGACCGATGGCCGAACTTGAGCGCGAACGCCAAAGAGCGGCAGAACGGCTAGAGCGTCTTCGATTGGATCAAAGGCTGGAACGTGCGCGCAGTGGCGAGCCGCCTCAGGAACGCCCCCGCATGGAGATGTTCGATCAGGGCCGCGACCAATTGCGCGATGCGACGCAAGGGCAAGAGGTTGGCGGCACCTTGCCCTTCATCAACCAAGGTATTGCGACCTTGGGCGGCGCCCCCGTCGACGCATACAACATGCTGATGCGCGGCCTTGGCGGTTATGAGGTTTCGGGCGGATCGGAAACGATCACGTCGGGCATGCAAGGGCTCGGCATCGGCGTTGCAGAGCCGGGCCAGCAGCCGCAGTCGGCAGGCGAATATGTCGGACGCGGCGTTGGTGAGGCGGCAGGCATGCTGATCCCTGGCGGCGCGATCGCGCGGGGCATGCAGGGCGCGCGAGGCGCAATGACATCCGGCATTGGCCAATCGATCATGGCCCCATTCACCCAAGCGCCCGTCAGAGCTACAGCCACCGAATTGTCGGCTGGTGCGGGCGCCGGTCTCGGCGGCATGGTTGCGGAAGGCCAAGACCCGGAAAACCCGGCGTCTCGTGTGATTGGTGAGTTGATCGGCGGCATCGCGGGCGGCCTTGGCCCGAGCGCCGCTGTGCGGGGCGGTAGGGCGATTGCCGAACGCGCACCGATTACCGGGCAAGCGATCCGCGCCATCCGTGGCGCGATTGTGCCGTTTACCGAAAGCGGTGCGCGCGTAAGGGCATCCAATCGAATCCGTGGCCTTGCTGCCGATCCTGAACGTGCCGCGCAGCGCATGACGGAGGACAACGTTGGTGCTTTGTCGCCGTCGCAACAGAGCGGCGAAGAACGGCTGATGGCGCTTGAGCAAGCCGTTCGCGACACCGACGCCACGATCGATGAACAGTTCAAGCGGCAGACCTCGGAAAGCGTCCGGCGCCTCACAGATGAATTACGCGCACCGGCCAGGGGCGCGACACCGGACGACACGCGCGCCTTTATTGGGCAGCGGCTAAACTATCTGACTGACCTCATGCAAACCCGCATGGCGCAGGCTGGTGAGCGTGCGCAGGAACGGATTTCCGCGCTTGAGCCGCAGCGCCGGGGGGCTGAAAGCGCCGCCATCGTGCGCGATGAAATCGAGTCCGCGCACGCTGCTGCCAGGGCGCAGGAACGCCAGATATGGCAGTCTATTCCGCCAGAGGCCGAGGCGCCTACGGAAGCCACCAGACGCGCGTATCAGGACCTTACGGAAAGGCTCGGCCAGGCGCAAAGAAGGAATATCCCTGATGTTGCGCGCGAGCTTCTGAGCGGCGAAAGCAATCGCGCACTGCGAGACACAGAGAGCGTCAAGGAACTTCGCGGGCTTTATACGGAACTTGGAGAAATTGGCGCTGAAGCAAGGGCGGCGCCCGGCGGCGGCACTAAGGTGCATGCCGTCGACACGCTGCGCGATGCCATATTGGAAGACTTGGATAACGCCGTCGCCAATGGCGAACAAGTCAACCAGCTTCTTACTGATGCGCGGGCATTTTCTCGTCAGGTCAACGAACGTTTTCGGCGCGGTGAAGTTGGCCGAATCCTTCGTTCCGACAGGCAGGGCGGCCCATCTGTAGGAAGAACCGAAACGCTTGAGGGGCTGACGCGCACCGGACCCGGCGCGGCTGTGCGTGACGAGGAAATAGCCGCAGCGGTTGAAGGCTCCGAAGACGCAGCCGCCGCAACACGCGATTTCTTGCGGGCGCGCTTTCGCGATGCAACGGTTAGGGATGGCGAATTCAGCCCGCAACGGGCGGAAACCTTCGTCCGCTCCAATGCCGACTTGCTGGAACGCTACCCGGACCTTCGCGACCAGATGCGCGATGCCGAACAGGCCCAACGGTTGGCGCGCAGTGTGCGCGATAGGGCGGAAAGCCGTTTGAGGCGCATTCAGGACCCGGCGCAATCACGGGCAGCGGAATTCCTTGGCGCACCGATGGAGAGGGAATTTGAAACGCTTCTCAGGCCGGGCCAACGCGACCCGCGCAAGATGGCGCAAGAGCTACGCCGGCAGGTCCAGAAAGACGATACTGGCCAAGCTTTGCGTGGTCTTCAGGGCGGTTTTCTTGATTACCTAGCGCGCGGTGCGGCGGGCCGGAATGTTGATGACGAAGGGCGCGCTGTGCTGTCCGGCCGGGTTCTGCGCAACATGCTTCAGGACCGGCGTACGCGGGCCGTGGCTACCGAACTTTTCAGCAACGACCAGCTAAAGCGGATCGAGCGCGTTGCAGAGGCATTCCGGAATGTCGAGACGGCGACGGGGCGGCTTCCAAGTGTTGGCGATATCATGGATGACACACCAAACAGCGTTATCAGTCTGGCAGCGCGGACGCTGGCCGCACGGTCAGGCGCGCGCATGGGTCAGGGCGCAAGCGGGGCATCCCTGCTAACAGCCAACTTCGCATCCCAGCGTATGCGGCAGTTTTTGAACAGCCTGACGAACGACAAGGCCGAAGCGCTGATCCGCGACGCCATCACCGGCAATCGTGCGCTGTACCGCGATCTGCTGCGGGGCGTTGACACGAAGCAGGATGCGCGACAGGTCGAACGCCGGTTGCTCGAATGGCTTGAAGGCTATGCCGGAACGCAGATCGGCGCAGCAATGGAAGAGGACGACCGCAATGCCCCGTAACGGCTCCGGCATATTCAACCGCATCTACAACTGGCAGCAGGACGCGGCCAACGGCATTCGCATCCGCGCCGACCGCATGGATGCGGAAATGGACGGCATGGCAACGGCGCTGTCACAGTCGATCGCGGTCGATGGCCAGACGGCGATAACGCAAGACTTGCCGATGACGACGCGCAAGCATCTGAATGTCGGTAACGCGGACCAGCGCAATCAGTACGGGGCGGTTGGCCAGATCCAGGACGGCGCGTTCGCATGGGGCGGCACCGACACCGGGGCGGCGGATGCGTACGAGATCAGCACGACGCCAGCGACCACGGCGCTTACAGCGGGACAGCAGTTCCGCTTCATCGTAGGGGCGGGTAACACCAATACCGGGGCCTCGACGCTGGCGGTTAATGGCCTGACGGCGACAGCCATAACGGGCGCTGACGGGAGCGCGCTGCCCGCAAGTGTCATTAACGCAGGCGATAGTTGCTCAGTTTTGTACGACGGAACGAATTTCGTTCTGCAATCATTTTCGTTCGGGCAAGGCGGAGGGCAGGTGCCCGATATCGGAGTTGGATCACAAGGCGAACACGACTCCCCCGAAGGCGTCGCAAAACTGGCGCGGCTGGATCGGCTGTTCAACGCGGGGTGGCTCGGCAACGTCCGGGTGCTTAGGGTTTTTTCGGAATATGACGGCACAACGCACACCACGACAACTACAACAGCTTTTGGGTCTGCTGGATCAGAAACGAGTAATATAACGCCGTTGTCGGACACATCGAATTTGCTTTTGATTGCTGACGCAGCCGTGGAAGGGAGCGGGACCGTTTCGGGCCAGATCCGGGCGAAGCTGCACTATTTTGACGGTAGCGCTTATCAGGAAATACCAAATGTCACGGATATTTTTTCGGGAATAGCCCTTTCGGGAACTGGCGCGACGGCTGTTACGGCGAGGGGCTCAATTACCAGCACTGCAATATTGACGCCAACACAGAGACGGTCGGATTCCGGAAACTGGCGCGTTAGATGGCAGTATAACGTAGCGAACGGCTCACAGACCGGAATGCGTGAAGGCACGTTTACGCTAATTGAGTTTGAGGATGCATTATGAAAATAACCGGGGAAATAGCTAGAAAACTGCGGCCTGATGTGAAGTCCGTTAGCATATCGCCGTCCGGCGATCTGGTTAATTGGCCGGATAATGTGCCGAAGCCGACCCAAGATGAAATTGACAAGGCGATTGCCGAAATCGATCTAGACCACGCCCGCACCGCCGCGATCGAGCGCATCGAGGCCGGGTACCGGCAGGCCCTGCGGTCCTTCGACCACGCCGACACAGCCTGGGACGCCAGCGACGACAGTGCCACGGTGCTACGCGACCTTCTCAACCGCCTCGCCAACGGTCGGGGTTTGCCGCGCGGCAAGGACACTGTGACGCTACGGGACACAACCGGAGCGGCCCACGAAATGACGGCGGATCAAGTGATTGATCTTGGCGAGGCGGGGTCCGATCACCGCGACGAATGCTTGGAAATCAGACTTGACTTGCTGGACCAAGTACGCTCCGAAGGCTCAGTGGAAGCGATTGAAGCGATTGACTGGCCTTCGTTGGATTAGCCAAAAGGTTGTGATAAACTGCGTCAAACTAGCTAGATGTGGTGGGGCGTAGATGTCAAGTTGGAGGGAAATGAATGTCAACGCTGGATTTCTCGTCGCAATCATTGTCGGGGTCGTCGCCATTCTTAGTTTGGGCGAAGGGGTTCGGGCTTGGGTTGACAATAGGATTGGCCGTGCTGTTGATCCAGTTTTAGCCCGGATCGATGCAATAGAGACCCGACTTGCCAGCGACGACGGCCGACGCAATCAGCAGTACGGCCAATTGCGGCAGGACATCTGCCTATTGACCGAAACGGTTGGCGGTCAATGCGCCCCTGGCGTCTCGCCAAGTGACGCGCCGTGACGTGGGGCAACGGTCGAGGCCGCGTCATCCGGGCTTGGATTGCGACGCTGGTCCCGGTCATTGTGTTGGCGTTGGCGGGCTTGTGGTATGGCTTGGAGACGTATTTCCAAGCAAAGCAAAACGCTCGGGACATCGAGCGACTGCAAACACAGACGACGATCAATCGGGATCTGATCTGGCAACGTACCGGCGTTCCGGGCATGCAAGGGGGCGAGTGATGGCGGAATCGAGTTGGCCGAAATCCTTTGAATGGGTAGTCGAGCATGAGGGCGGCTATGTCGACCACCCAGACGACCCTGGCGGCGCGACCAACCTTGGCATAACCATTGGCACGCTGTCCGCGCACCTTCGCCGCAAAGCGACCAAAGCCGAAGTTCGGGCGCTCACTAAAGATGATGTTGAGCCGATCTATCGTAAGCGCTACTGGAATATGATCCGTGGCGACGACCTCCCGCCCGGCGTTGATCATGCCGCCTTTGACTATGCCGTCAACTCTGGCCCGGCGCGATCCGCCAAGGCGCTGCAAGGCGTGGTTGGCGTCGAGCAGGACGGCATCATCGGTCCGGTGACGATGGACGCCGTTCGCAAGCTCGGCGTGCGCACCGTCATTGATGGCTTGCAAGACGAGCGGCTGCGGTTTCTCAAGCGCCTGTCGACGTGGCCGACCTTTGGGCGCGGCTGGAAAAAGCGGGTCGACCGTGTTCGGGACGAGGCCAAGTCCTTAATCGGAAAGAAGGGCGACGGCGCGCCTATCCGCGACGACGACATTTCCAAAGAGCCGCCGATGGGCTGGCTCGAACGTTTGGTCGACACCGTCCTGTCAATCTTTCGGAGGTAGCCATGCCCCGCGCACGCCAGACATCATCCGCCCCGACGCGCAAGTTGACCGCCGCAACCCTTGGGGCTGCCTTTGTCGAGGTCGCGCGTGTGACGACCGAAAATCTCGCGCCTGATTGGTCGGACGCCACGATGTGGCACGCTGTATTGCCGGTCGTGGTCTTTGTGTGCGGCTATCTGGTCAAAGACAACGCCAATATTCCGGAGGATCGGTAATGTTTACCGAGGGCGCACTGATCGAAATGGCGATCAAGGTGATCGGCGGCGGCTTGGCGGCCATCGTCGCGGTCGTCGGGCTGTGGTGGGGTGGCAAGCGATCCGGCCGCAAGCAACGTCAACAGGAGATTGACCGTGATCGATACGAAGCAACTGAACGCGCGCGCGACGTGGAGGCAGATGTTAGCCGTCGCGGCCCTGACGCTGCCCGTGACAGCCTGCGCAGGCGTATCGAGTACGACTGACTGCCACCCGCTAAACCCGCCGCCGGTCACGCTTGAAGACGTAAGCGCGATCAGCGACGGGATGGCGGTATGGCTGGAGAGTGCGCATCAGATTTGCGGGTGGTGACGTCGCAAGTCCTTAATGCTTCCCGTGGGGCTCATTTTGCTGAGCGCAATCACGACGGATGCACGCGACACGCCCGCCCTGATCGCTATCTGCCCGGTTGTTAGCCCGCGCTTGTAGTCAGCCATCCACTTTTCATGGCGTGTTTTGGATGCCTTTGGTTTTTTGCGATGACTAAGGTCGCCGTCGCCGTATGCCCGCCACATGCCGCCGATGGCGCCCTTCGATAACCCGGTATCGCGCGCCACTCGGGCGAATGAATGCCCGGCCCGTATGCGGCCCAAGACGGTGGATCGCAAATCCTCGGGATGCGACGGCCTACCCATTGGCGGGATCCGGTTTGTCGATCAGGGCAAGGATTTCATCACTCATTTCTGTCCGCTCGGGGCTCGGTGAATGCAGTACCGCGCCATGCTTGCCGGTCACGACACGCAATGCCGCCTCTCGCAAAGCCTTGGCCCGCGCCTCGTCGCGCTCTTTCGTCAGGCGCTCGATGGTGTCGGCGGCTTCGTGCAGCCATGCCAGCACGGGATACCTTGCGTCTGTATGACATACGCCGCGCAGCTTCTTGATAAGGTCGTCATTCATCGCTGCCCTCCATGCCGTTCCGGGTGGCCTACTCTGGCAAGATATCTTGAGCCAAGGCTCGACCAGTCGAAGTCGTCTTTGAAGCCGCCGCAATGGTGCGTTGCCCGCGTCATGACATGCCCTGCACTCGGCGGCATGGAGCAATTCTGGATGCCCAACGCCTCCATGCGTTCTTCTGCCGACACGGGCGGCGATGCGCGGCACTCGCCAACGTGCGAATTATATGCGCTCCACCAGTCGCACCCGGCGCAGCATGGGCCGTTCTGTGCATAAAGGCGGTCGTGGCGTTCTTGAATGTCATCACCCATCGTCACTCCTTCCGCGCCGGGGCGCGTATTTCCCGCGCCGCGTGCATCAGCCAATTATATGTTGAGCACCCCTTGCTCGGCGTTTCGTGCCCCATGGGTAGCGCTTGGGCTTTGGCCTCCAAGTGCGCGACCACCACCGCGATGGCGGCGTCTGCGGCCACGTCGACATCCCCTCGGGAGCCCCCATTGCGCAGCACTTGGGTGATGATCTCCGCCACAGCCTCCCGCAGATCGCCTGAACTGTCCGGCTTTTCCGGAGTGTTGGTAGCGCGCAGATAATCAAGGGCGACCTCCAAGGCGTGCATCTCGTCAGAAGGCACGATCCAGCTTTTCTCGCCGCTGCTGTCCTCTATACCGACCTCTCGCCCGTTCCGTGCCGTGTATGTCGACATCTTGCTATCGATTACAGCCTGCGCGGCGCGGGAAACCTCCGCCTTGGCCGCCTCCTGGATCTTCGTCATGTCGTCATTTGCCATTTTCGTCGCCTCCCTTTATCCCGCGCTCCAAATCATTGAGCCGCTTCTCAAGCGACTGCTCAATTGCCTTTCGCCAAGCCCTGCTGGCGACAACATATCCGAAGCCGAATGCGGATATGTGCGTAGCCAAGAGGCCAGATAGCGCCCCAATCGCCCCCAGCATTTCGTTATCCATCACCACCTCCCTTCAATACAACACGGGCTTGATCAACGATTTTTGCGGATTGAGGCGCTACTCTTGTCCAGTCCGACACGCCAAACGCAACTGCTGTGGATTCTGCATCGTTTTCGATGTGCGTTACTGTGGACTCCAAAGCCGCCCGCAACCGCACAACCTCAGCCTCAGCCTTTTTCGCCCGCTGGTAATTGCGCTGCGAAGTCTCGGCCCACTCGGCGCAGGCAGCCTCAGCGGTGCGGGCGATAGCCTTTTCGATTTCGGCAGCCTCTTTTAGCCGCTCAATTTCCCTGGCTGCATCCGCACCATCTGGATTGATCGAGACCCACCGCCCGGTAACGTCTTTGCGCATTTCGGTCAGGCGGGACTTTATATCTTCGGTCATAGCCTCGACCCTCCGCCAGATAGCCATTTCATAAAGCCATCTTTGATTTCCTCCAGCTTCGCGATCGCCTCAACCATCTGCCTGCACACGACATGCGTCTCAGGATCGCCGCCCGCGTGCTTGACCGCCACGCCCAGAGCCCTGCGGCCTTCTTTGAGTGCCGATAGGGCTTCGTCGGCCGCGTCGGCGCGACTATTCCATCTTGCCGTCAGCGTCGGCTCGTCGGAGCCATGCATGACGTACTCGCAGGTGACGCACTCGATATGCACGCTGCCCGGATGGTCCGGCATGTGCCCGGCTAGTGTCGTGTGGGTGTGCGGCGCGATGTAGAGCATGCCGACATCGCCGCCGCAGAAAGGGCAAGGCTTGAGCGGCTGGCTGGCCTTGATTTCTTGTGGGTCGTAGCCGGTCATACCTGGCCCCTTTTCAGCTTCTCGATGGCTGCTCGGGCACGGTTGCCATAGTCGCCACCATCGCCTTGCAACCATATGCGTCGCGGCGGAAATTCGTTCGTCATTCGTCGCCTCCCTTTTTTAGCGCACTCCGGGCGCGCATATATGCTCGAAATTCATCTTGGTTTTCCCACACAAGGACCCACTTGCCGTCTCTCCACTCTTTGCGAGTTTTCACGACCACGGACTCAAAGGCTTCATCTATCGCCTTGACGCTTTTGCTCCGGCTGTCCTTTTGATCGTCATCCATTTCGCCCTCCATTGTTGCCCCATAACCTTGACACACCGTCAATGCCTACGCAAGCAAAAACCCCGGCCAAATGAATGACCGGGGCTTTGCCACACGCAACATCAAGGAGACGAACCATGACGCGAGCATGATGCTTGCCTATGCGCCGTCTGTCAAGCCGGATCGCCGACGATGACGAGCAGAAAAACCATCACAGCCAGAAATCCCGCCAGCACGACGAAGCCGACCGTAAATTCGTGTGCCGGACTTGGCGGCTTTGGCTCCAATTGGCGGTGAGGCGTTGCGCCTCGGATATGCTCGATCACGTTCCACATTTTGTTGCCTCCAAAAGCACCTTGACTGCCTTTTCAAGATCCGACCCATCATAAACGGTCGGAGACGGCCCGTTGATTTCCCTCATTCTCTTGTGCGCATCCCCCAACGTGACCCGCCCGGCGCGACGGTCAGACGCGAGCTTTTGAAGGGCGTAGGATTTGTCGCGCTGAAACTGCAAGTAATCCAGATATCGTCGGCATTCCTGCCGCGCCTCTTCTAAGGTCATTGATCCCCCTCAATCGCCTTCTTGGCGTTGCGCAGATGCTCGATTTCAATGGTCGTGGCTACGGCGTACTTGGCCGCGCCTTTGGTGTCTTCAACGACATCCAGGCGATCGGCAAAAGGCTGTAGGGCGGCGCGGAGGCGGTTGTTTTCGGCCTTAACAGCGTCGACTTCCCCCGCAATCATAAGCCGGTCTGGCCGGTTGCAATTCTGCCACCTATGAAAATCGACATTCGTCACCATTTCCTGCCATCGGCCGTTGCGTTTCATCTGCCTCCTGACATCCGGCTTGTAAGGCTCCCACCGCACCACGACGATGCGATGGTCGTGACCGTGCCAGCGCTGATCTAGCTTTTCGATTTCCTTTGGGTCGATCATTCCACCCCCTCCAATTCCTTCCGCCGCTTATCGAATTGCTCGATCAAATACGCATGCGCCTTTTCGCTTGCGGCCTTGATTGCGTCCATGTGACCGCCTTTGGTCTGCGCCTCTTGAAGCGCATCGACCTGGGCGATATTCTCGCATCGACCGATTGCGGCTGCGAGTTCGGATGCCTTGCGCTTGGCTGGCGGCTCCTCTTGCTTGTCGGGTTCGGCTTTGGGCATCGGCTTTACAACGTAGCTGGCTTTCTTGCCGCGCGTTACGGTCAGCGAGAAATCGGTATCGCGATCGATGTCCGAAAGGTGGCTGATCCGGATGCCGCCAACCTTCACGCCGCCGAATTTGACTTCGGGGTCTTGGTAGAGCCGCATGCGCATGCCAGACCATTGCCGGGCATCTTCGCCCCATGCCCACGCCAGAACGCGACACATGGACTTGCAGGGCTTGTAAGGCCGCCCTTCCTCGCCCTCGTAATGGATCACGACCGGTTGTTCGGCATTGCCGCGCTTGACCGATGCCACAACGATGTCTTTCGTTGTGTTGACCAGATCGTCGCCATTCAATTGATCCGACTTTGGCTCGATGGCCTTTCGGATGTTTGCTTCGTCACTCACTTGTCGTCTCCGTCAAAAATGATCCCGTCGCTGTCCGGCAGATCCCAAGGCATCGGGTCGATCGTTCCCGACTGATAGCCCGGCCATTCGTCCACTTCGAGGCATTGCGCCCATATCGTCTTGGCCCTCGACCATTTGCGCTTGCCGTGATCGATCAGTTCCGGCGACGCCCAATGCACCACGGCGCAATGCGGGGGCGCGCTTTCAATGACCAGCCAGCCGAAGTTAGTCGCGCCGGTCGCTTCGAGCGTTGCCGATACCTGGATGGCGAGGTTCATGCTGCTGACATGCCGACGCCAATTAGCCTCGTTGGCCGCAATCGATGTGCGCTTGAGGTCAAAAACGACGCGCTCCGATGGCAAATAGATGTCAGGCTCAGTCGAGAGCCATAGGCCGCTTTCGTCTTGCCATGTGACGCGCTCTTTGATCTTGCCTTCTTTGAGAGCCTTCGCGGCGGACGGATGCGCCGAAACCGCCTGAGCGTAAACAGCGTCGGCGGCTTCCTTGCATCTGTTGAATGCGGCCTCCTTGATGATCGTCATCCCGGCGGCTTCCATGTCGTCGCGCCACGCCTTTGCCTCTTTAGTGCGGAATTCGTCAAACGGCGACACGACCAACGTTTCAGGCATCGCATCGCCAAACACAAGGCGGTCAACGATGTCGCCTTCGGTCATGGCCGCCGTCTGCTTGCGGGCCTTTTCGCCAAAATACGGGCATTCGGCTTTGGCGTGCAGCGGCGACTTGTCATCGAGCACCTTCGCAATACTCGGCGTCAAGTAGGGCTTATCCCAACTCTCGTTGTAAAAGCTCATGACCGGCCCTCCATTTCTTTTAGCGCATCGATACCTTCGCGCGTAATTACCCATCGTTCGTCATGCACCGGGTTGTGCGGAATGAAGGTTGTAATCAGCCCCTCGCGGTGCAGAGCATTAGCCCTTTTGGTCGAAACAAGTTTGGTTGACACGCCTGGATATGCGCCGGCTGATCGTTCCGATGCCTTGGCAATGCGTTCAAGCAAGCCGTGCGACTTCTTTCCGATTTTTGTCATTCCCCACCCCCAAGCGCCGCATCAATCTCGGCTATGACCTTCGCAAACCGCCCATCGTCACCCGCCGCCATGCTGGCATTCGCGAGCGCGTGGCGGGCTGAGTGCAGGGCGTCAATCAGTCGATCGCTTGTCTTGCCGTCGAGGGCGTTGTTTATGCCATCGGCGATCCGCCTATGGTCCGCCCGTTCTTCGGGCGTGCGGGAGAAAACTGATATCGTTCCCATTTCCCGGCCCGTTTCGCGACCCCAAAAAATCAACGATATCCATTGGCTGTCGTTGTGGCCCTCGACGCTTGCCCGGCGCAGGGTCGCGTCATGTATGGTGACGTTGTTAATCATTGGTCGCCTCCCTGAATATAGCCTTCGATGTTGTCGTTGACGTGCTCTTGTAGTGCGTCCCAGATCATGCGCTCAACCCAGTGTTCGCGCCCAAACTTTGCCCAGACATCAGCCCCAACCTTCGCCTTGACGGCTGTTACGTGGGCTTCTGGGTCCGATCCAGGATCGTCACACGTGATCGGTGTGCCCGGCGATACACTCACCTCAAACTCGGCTTCAATACCTTCCTCAAATTCGGTCTCGAAGCCCGAAATGGTTATGGTCTCGATGTGCCATGCCATTCGTTTTCCCCTTGTATCCGTTGCGTTGCGTTGACATAGTGGCAATAGGTTGACAGCCTGTCAACAGGAAAGGGATAGCGATGAAGCTGAAAGATTGGATTGAAGAAACGAGCGTGCCGGTTGCCGCATTTGCTCGGATCGTCGGAGTGAGCCGGACCATGGTCTATCACTGGATCAATGGCAACGTGTCGCCCAGCGACGACGAAAAGGACGCCATCGAGCAAGCGACCGTTGGCAGGGTCCGCGCTGACCGGGATTGGTCGAAATGATCCGGCTGTCGTTGGCCCACACGCCGCCATCGGTAAACGGCATGTTTCGAAACGTCGCGGGTCGTGGCCGGGTAAAGACCACGCGCTACCGGCAATGGGCGGCTGCCGTGTCCTGGGACATCAAGGCGCAGCATCCGGGCAAGATGTTGTCGGGGCCTTTTGAAATATCCATGAGCGTTGGGCGCCCCTCGAAAGCCTGCGATCTGGACAACAGGGCAAAGGCTATTTTGGATATCCTGCAATCGTGCCACGTCATCCGGGATGACAAACTGTGTGAGCGCATCACGATGCAGTGGCGCAAGGGCAAGGGTGCTGACATTGAGATCAAGCCATTTTTGGAGGCGAAATAATGAGCGGATCACTGAACCGCGTTACGTTGATTGGCAACCTTGGGCGCGATCCTGAGGTAAAAAGCTTCCAGAACGGAGGTCGTGTCTGCAACTTCACCATGGCAACCACCGAGTCATGGCGCGACAAGACATCGGGCGAGCGCAAGGAAAAGACCGAGTGGCACCGGGTCGTCATTTTTAGCGAGGGGCTCGTGGGCGTCGCCGAACGGTTCCTGCGCAAGGGGTCGAAGGTCTACGTCGAGGGCCAGCTTGAAAGCCGTAAGTTTCAGGATCAGTCGGGAAACGAACGCAGCATCACGGAGGTTGTGATGCGCAATTTCAACAGCAACCTTGTCATGCTCGACGGCAAAAACGCCGAGAGCGGGCAGTCGCAACCGGCGAACAATGCGTATCAGGATCGGCGGGATGGCAAGACGCCAGAACCTCAAGGCGGGGGTGACTCTGGCGACTGGGGGGATACTATCCCCTTTGCCCCGGAGAAGTTGGCATGACCGACCAACCCGACCCTTGCGCCAACTGCACACCCGAAAACTGCGAATGGTGGGGGGTTTGCCCGCACTCAAACACGGAGAACGACCAATGACCGACACAACCGTAGCAGCCGACCAGCTGGCGGCTTACATCGACCGGATTGAGGCTTTGGAGCATGAGAAAAAGACGCTCACGAATGACATGGCCGAGGTCTATGCCGAGGCGAAGGGCAACGGCTTTGATCCGAAGATCATGCGCGAGGTCGTGAAATTGCGCAGGATGGATGAGGCTGACCGCAGTGAGCGCGAAAGCCTGATCGATACGTATAAGCGCGCGCTGGGGATGGAGGCGTAACTAGGATGACGCAGGAGACGCATGACAACCTAGCGCGATATCGAGACTATATCGCGGGCCGTGGACCGGCACCGAAGATGATGGGCTTTGAGCCTGGGCCTATGAACGGCATGGCGAAGGCCCACCAAGAGCGATGCCTTGACTTCGCGTTGCGGCGAGGAAAAAGCGCGGCCTTCCTCGATACGGGCCTCGGAAAATCGTTTATCGAATTGGAGTTCGCCCGGCAGTGCTCTGAGGAAACGGGCAAGCCGTCGCTGATCCTGACACCGCTTGCCGTAGCTGCACAGATGGTGCGGGAAGGCGAGAAGTTTGGGGTTGACGCCCGGCAGATACGCGACCAATCCGGCGTCGGCGAAGGTGTGATGGTGGCAAACTACGAGCGGCTTGGCAAGCTGGACCCGTCATCATTTGGTGCGGTCGTCCTGGACGAGAGCAGCATCCTGAAATCGTTTGCCGGCCCGGAATGGATCAAGAAGGAGACGGCACAATGACAAAGCAGCCGGAATACAGTGGTCAATGGTGGGCGCTGCACAACAGCGATTGCGTGGAGGGCATGCACGCGATGCCCGAGCATAGCGTGGATTGCTCGATATTTTCGCCGCCGTTTGGCGATCTATTCGTCTACTCGGACAGCGAAAGGGATCTGGGCAATGCTGGCGACGGTCAGGCATTCATGGAGCAATACGCCTTTTTCGCGAACGCCCTTACCCGCGTCATGAGGCCGGGCCGGATCGCATGCGTCCACTGCACCGACCTTCCGACCCGCAAGGGAAAGCACGGATATATAGGGCTCCAGGACTTCAGCGGCGATCTGATCAAAGCGCACACCGACGCCGGCATGATCTACCACGGCCGCGCGACGATCTGGAAAGATCCGGTCGTTGAGATGCAGCGCACCAAGGCTCTGGGCCTGCTGTATAAGCAAATCCGCAAAGACAGCGCCATGAACCGCGTCGGCATGCCTGACTATATGCTGTTTTTCCGCGCGCCCGGCGACAACCCGGATCGCATAGAGCACGCAGCGCCGGATGACGACGCGACCGCCACGAAGATCGCTCGCCAGTGGTTTGACGAGATGCATCGGCAGGGGCTGGCATCGTCCGTACCCAGTGATGACGCCATAGCCGAGTTGGTCAGCCATGCCAAGTTCGACGTTTACGACTGGCAGGCGCTGGCGTCCCCGGTATGGATGGACGTTGACCAAGGCAACGTACTCAAAAACTACCGGAAGGCGCGCGCCGAGCAAGACGAAAAGCACGTATGCCCGTTGCAGCTTGGCGTCATTGACCGATGCTTGAGGCTCTACACAAAGCCGGGCGATGTCGTTATGGACCCATTCACTGGCATCGGATCGACCGGGCATCAAGCGGTCAAACAGATGCGCCGGTTTATTGGATTCGAACTCAAGCCGGAATACGCCAAACAAGCAGGCGTCAACATCGCGGAGGCCGAGGCGTCAATCGGCGACCTATTCGGGGCGGCTGCGGAATGACCCAGATCATCAAGCTAATCCGCCTGCACGAAATAGAGGAATACGAGGCGGCCGGATGGAGCGTCCGACGCATGGACGACTGCCACCACGGTCAATACAGCGCGATTGCGTGGCGCGATGACGATGACTAAGCCCGCATGCTTTTCCTCAACCGACGCCCCGCAAGTGCGGTGGGCATTCGACCAAGGATCGGCCTGCGGGTCGTTCCTTGGCGGCCAAGACCATCGCGAAATGATCCTGAGAATTCACCCTGACTGCCGATCCTGCGCAAGATATAAGCGCGCTGAGGATTTGCGCGAGGGAAGGGTGACGCCACACGAACCGGACGTAAGGAGACGAGAATGAGGTACGGCTCTGTTTGCTCCGGAATTGAGGCCGCGACCGTCGCTTGGCACCCGCTCGGCTGGCAGCCCGCATGGTTCTCGGAGATCGAGAAGTTCCCGAGCGCCGTCCTGGCCCACCATTACCCGGACGTGCCGAACCTTGGCGACATGACCAGATTCGAGGAATGGCCGGATGACGCAATTGACCTTCTTGTCGGCGGCACCCCCTGCCAGTCGTTCTCCGTCGCCGGCCTCCGAGCCGGGTTGGCTGATCCCCGCGGCAACCTCATGCTCACCTATCTTGCCATTGCTGCACGCTATCGCCCCCGCTGGGTGGTTTGGGAAAACGTCCCCGGCGTCCTGTCGAGTAACAAAGAACGGGATTTTGGCGCCTTCCTCCGGGGTTTGGGCGAATGCGGGTATGGGTTCGGGTACCGAGTGCTTGACGCTCAGTACTGTCGAGCATCTGGCATCGAGCACGCTGTCCCGCAGCGACGGCGCCGTGTGTTCGTTGTCGGATATCTTGGAAATTGGCGCCGTGCCGCAGCGGTACTATTTGACGCCGCGAGCCTGCGCGGGGATCCTCCGCCGCGCCGAGAAGCGGGGGCGTCAGTTGCCGCGCTCACTTCAAGCGGCGTTGGAACATGCGGCGCGGACGACAACCAAGCCCAAGCCGGACACCTGATTTGCGCCAACTCCGGCGACATCGGCTATTGCCTCACCGCAAGTGCGCAACAGAGCCAAGATGCGGAGACGGAGACGCTGGTGGCGCAACCGGTGGCCTTCGAAGCCAATATGTCGCTCCAAGCCCCCGACTCAACCGGCGTCCACCCCACAATAACTAGACGGACCCACGCTGCTGTCGCTTTCGCACAAAACCAGCGGGATGAGATCCGTGTCATGGACGTTTCCGGCGCTCTCGCTGCCGAGCCTGGGACGAAGCAACAAACATACCTAGCGCAGCCATGGGCCGTCCGCCGCCTCACGCCAACCGAGTGCGAGCGCCTTCAAGGATTCCCTGACGGCTACACCGACATTCCCTATCGCGGCAAGCGCGCCGCCGATGGCCCGCGATACAAGGCGCTGGGCAACAGCATGGCCGTCAATGTCATGCGTGTGCTTGGCGAGCGCATTCAAATGGTAGACAACCTATAACGCAACATAAAGGAGACGAGAATGCCCGGACGAAAACGCTTGATGCCGAACGAGCGAAAACTAGGCGTGCTTATCAATGCCGACGACTTGGACGCGGTGAACGCCTTGGCCGCTCAGATGTCGCGAGAGACAGGGCGATATGTGTCCGGAGCGACGTTGCATAGGCAGGCGATCCGGGAATTTCTCGAACGTGAATCGATGCAGGAAGCGGCGGAATAGCCTGCTCTTCGAAACAACCAAGCCCCGGCCTATAATGACCGGGGCTTGTATTTTGCCGTGGCTGCGGCTAGGATGCGAGTGTCGAAATCGCTAGGCACTAAGTAGCACGCTTGGCCGCGTCCTGCAAGTGCCCGGCCCATTTGTAAGGGTCAATAATGCCTAACCCGGAAAAGCATGAATCCATCGTCATCCCTGGCGTTGCGGTCCGTCGACCGGTTGCCGATGCAATCCCTAAAAAATTTACGATGCCCGTTGTCTATGTGCTGAGTATGCGCGACACGCCATACGTAAAAATAGGCAGCACATCTAGTGTCAGAGCGCGCGTCGTCAGCCTTCAAGGCGCAACGCCGTTTAAGGTCGATTGGCCTTTTTACCTTTGCCCGAGCCCTATCATATCGCACATTGATGTCGAGCTTCTTGCGCATGGCCTTCTAAAAGGTTGCCGCGTTCGGGGTGAGTGGTTCTGTTGCGACGATGAAGTCGCGATCGACGCGGTCATGGATGCGCATGAGTTTCTGGCCGAGGAGCAGAGATGAGCCTCCCATACTTTCCAATGTATCCATCCGACTTTGAGGCCAAAACATCGCACCTTACGATTGCGGAGGACGGCGCTTACAACCGTCTTTTGCGCGTGTGCTGGATGACGCCGGGGTGCACCCTTCCTGCCGACGAAGATTGGATAATGCGCCGCGTAAGGGCATACACCGAAGACGATAAGGCGGTCGTTCGGTCGGTTTTGTCGGAGTTTTTTGAGGTCAAGAACGGGCGGTATAGCAATGCTAAACTGATGCGAATTTGGCTTGCGTCGAGTGAAGCGCATCAGAAGCGTAAAGCCGCAGGATCGAAGGGGGGTTCTGCTAAGTCCGCCCAGTCAAAGGAAAAAACGTCTAGCAATGCTAGAGCAATGCCCAAGCAACCAGAACCAGAACCAGAACCAGAGTATAACCCCCCTTTTAGCCCCCCCTTGCAGGGGGAGCCAAGCGCGCCCGAAAAGACCAAGCCATCTGGCAAGAAATCGGATCACGGATCACGCCTCCCCGACGATTGGGCCCCATCCGACGCTGAACACGAATTTGCACGCAACGAGGGATTGACCGATGACGACATCAAACGAGAAGCAGATCGATTCCGAGACTACTGGCTGGCTGTCCCTGGCCAGCGCGGTCGAAAACGCGATTGGGCAGCTACGTGGCGGAATTGGATCCGCCGTAGCGATACCGGCGGAAACGGAAAGGTGGGCGGCCGGGATACTGGATCGCGCCGACCATCGCCACACCGACCGAAAAGCACGAGCATCTATGATACGTGCTTTGGGGATACAGACCCGCTCGGCCTGCTCGGTAATAATTCCCGATGATGAGCCGTCATACGATATCACGAACGCGTGCGAGCTTATCGAACTGCCGGACTTTAAGCCGGGCAACCACAGCCGCGCTGCACTCGCTCTGACGGCCCTGTCCGCGCCGCCGACGCCTGACGACATGCTGGCGGGCATTGGGATGCTGATGATGGCCACAGCACATCGTGAGTACGCCGGGAACGACATCAAGGCGATGTCCGCGATCTACGCTCACTCGCTACGCATGTACCCGCGCGATTGCGTCTTGGAGGCGATCCACGAATGGCCGCGTCGCAAGGATGGCAAATGGATGCCGACCGTTCATGACCTCGATAGGCTGATCCGTCGCAAGGTGTCTTGGCGGCGCTGCGCATTGGAGGCCGCAAAAAATGCAGCCGAAGGGGAAAAAGACCATTGACACACCGTCAAGGCATCGTGCATTGTTTTGAGGCACCATCTTGGTGCGTTTCCTCCCTAACCTGCCCCGGCATGGCGCCGGGGCGCATTTTTCGGAGATTGGGATGTCGGCAGAGCCGGAAGCAGGAGACAACATCGTGGTCTGGTTCTCCTGCGGGGCTGCCAGCGCAATCGCTTGGCAGGAAACGCTGAGACGGTACGGCGATACCTGTAACGTAGTCGCGGTCAACAACCCGGTGGCCGAGGAAGACGAAGACAACCGGCGCTTCGCCAGCGACGTTGCGCAGTGGTTGCGCCAGTCACTCGTAGAGTGGCGCAACCCGCATTACCCGGACGCGTCCGCGATCAAGGTTTGGGACGCTCGAAAGGCAATGTCATTTCCGAGCGGGGCGCCCTGTACGATCGAACTAAAGAAAAAGGCACGCCTGGATTACGAGACAAAGCACCGCGTCGATTGGAACGTGCTGGGCTTTACGGCGGATGAGGAAAGTAGATATCGGCGGTTCGTCCTGACCGAACGCCAAAACGTACTGCCGGTCCTGATCGACGCCAAGATGTCAAAGCAGATGTGCATGGACAGGCTCCTATCAGCCGGCATCAGCCCGCCGCGCGTTTACGGCGAAGGATACCCGAACGCCAACTGCATCGGCTGCGTGAAGGCGACCAGTCCGACTTACTGGAACCTCGTACGGCGTACCCGGCCGGAAGTGTTCCAGCGCCGCGCCGAGCAGTCCCGCCGTCTCGGTGTGCGGCTCGTTAGGCACAAAGGCGAGCGGATATTATTGGACGAGCTTCCCGAGGATGCGGTCGGCAACCCGCTCAAGACCATGGACGTCGAGTGCGGGATCTTTTGTGAGGAGGCCGCATGAGATCAGAGACATGCCCCACCGTTGCGATATCAATATTTATCGCTGGCGATGTAGACCAAGCGAAGCAGGTGTGCCGCGAGATCTGTCTTGGCGGCGGGCTGTGCGTAACCGTCACGCCAACAACCTACATTTACAACGGCGGTGAAGAAGCTGGCGTCTGCGTCGGCATAATCAACTATCCACGCTTTCCATTGTCGGAGCCTGAGCTTGTCGGGAGGGCGCGTGATCTTGGCGCCAAACTGGTGGAGCGCCTTTGTCAGCACTCCTACTCGATCGTAACGCCTGACAAGACCGAATGGTACTCGCGAAGGGAAGCCCAATGACCCGCGCCATCCTCGAAGCCTGCCGCCACCGCATCGCCAACGACGACATGGCGCTTGGACGCGAGCCGAGCCCGGTGCTGGCGGAGATTGATGCCGAGTTGTCGGAGCCGAAGGCGGAAGGGGCGCATAGCACCGGACCTTGGCTTGAGGGTGCGGAATACGGGGCACTCCAAACAGAAATCTGCGCGCAGGACCGTAAGAAGGCAATCGCGACCGTCTGGACGAAGCGCCGCGTCGGCGTGCTTAGCGACGAGAAAGCGATCGAAGACGATCCCGAGGGCATTGCGAACCTGCATCTGGTGCTGGCCGCCCCGGCCATGCTGGCGGCTCTTGAGCATGCCGCACAGAACATGCCGCACCCGGATCAGATGGTCGACGACGCAATACGAAAGGCAAGGGGCCGCGAATGACCGCCTCCCGGCGAGCCCTTGTCCCTTACCGCCCCATCGCGTGTGGGGTGCTGCTACCCGTAAGGATGCAGAGACGAGGGCTCACCCGGATGCGGCGGCGTTGGGAATTGCCCGGCGGGAAGTGTCCGGCAGGTAGGCGGCTCCCTGCATAATTTGGTGTCGTCGCTGCTCAGTGAGCCACGCCGGGGGACGAAACGCCCCAGCACCGCCTACAGGGTGCGGAGCGGGCTTTGTCGCGTCCGGCTATCAACGCAACGGAGGAACAAATGACCGAAATAATTTTGATCGCGCTGCTTGTCGGAATGGTCGTGATGGTGGTTAGCAAGGTGGAGGGCTGATGATGGATGCCAAAGAGGCACTGCAAAAAGCGCAACAACTGATCGATCAGCGCGGCAAAGACTACGACCACGAGGGCGGCGAAAGGTCGATGGGTCCGGCGGTTGCAGCGTTCAATGCGCTGACCGGGCACAATTTGACCGAGGGCGATGGCTGGCTGCTGTTCGATATGGTCAAGACGAGGAGAACCAAAAGCTCGCCCGGTCACGTCGACAGCAATCTCGACAAGATTTCGTATGCCGCACTGAGGGCTGAGGCGGAGTTGAGGGATGCCAACAAGCCCGCATACGACGCAGACGCCACACTGCGCGCTATGGCCGATCCGGAGTTCTGGTGCCGAAAGGAAAATGGACCGCAGAGCGCGCAGGGAAGCCGCTGTGTGAGCGAAACGTCTTCGGAAACTATCCGCGAGAGTCAGGACGAGAACGCGCGTTCTGAACACGATTCAGAAAGCGACAGCGAGCCCTATTGCGGCGCCTACCAAGCCTATAACGTCGATGTTAATGCGTGCTTGCAGTGTCGCCGTCAATGGCGGGCCGATGAGCCGAAGCCGTGCGAGCGGAAGGCTGAAGAAGATCGTGACATCGCCAATCGGACGCGCGGGATATTGGCCGATGATGGCGAAGGCTGGATCGACCACGACGGCAGCGGTCGGTGTCCGGTGAGTGACCCGACGGTCAGGCTCGACACAAGGGGCGTCGGCGGG